CACAAATTTCTTATATTTTACCGATCTTATCTAGAAGCTCAACTATAAAGGAGCAAACTTAACTAACTTACAAAATAGAGTGCAGGGCAAAAGTAGGTTAGATAGACGAAGAACTGGTGCCTGGAGTTGGCACGAAACCACGAGAGGCATCATATGCCTGAGCAGGTGCGTTTCCAGTCCCTCCGATCGATGGGGGTGGATGATAGTGGTATCCACTATTACAATAAGGATTACAATATCCATTTGGATGGGAAGTCGGTTCAATTGGGGTTGGTCCAGAAGGCTGGCCCCGAGCTGCAAGATGTTGAATTGCGCCAGGTTGCCCAACTAAATTAACAACTCCTCGGTTGAATTGCTCCAAACTATTCTTCTTCTCCATAATGGCAAGTTGATTTCTCAAATTATTATTTTGCCAATCATCCTGTAAAGCCATAGAATTTTTAAAACTATTTTTCTGGGAAAGCCAGGAAGTGAGGCCAGTTCCGATGCCGGAAGCAGCCCCAGCTGCCATAAATGCCAAAGCAGCATTTGGGACAATGGGGGAAACTTTTGAAGCAAGAAGCGACTCCATACGCTTCTCGAGAATTTGAAGCAAATCTTCTCGAGAAACGGATTCGGTCGCCGGAGCAAGACTCTGAAGGAATCTTGCAGCATGTGATTCGGGCTGTTGAGGCCCGGGCCGAATATTCGCTAAAGCGAGATTATCCAAATCGACCCTCACCCGGTAGTGAGAACCAAGTGAAGGAACTTCAGTTCGAATACAAATTTGGTCACCTAAACTGAAGAGAAAGCCAATTGTGTCGGAATTACGAGAATCAACGAGATCAGCAACAATTCCAGAATTTGGTCCGTAAAGTCGATCTCTAAGGTTAAGGAGATACGCACCAAATCCGTTGTCTGGGAGTAAGCAGGGTTGCGTTGGAATCGGGTTAAGGAAACGTTGTTGGCCATCACTGGCAACAACAACATTATAATAACCTTGAGGCAAAGTATGCTCTGTGACATTAGACTCAGTTCGTACCACCCAGGGATGCGTTTCCACCTGAAAAGCGTTGTTACGATCTGGAACAACGGCAGCAAGCTCAGTATTCGCCGGTAAACCGGCTGCAATACCAACCACCGTGATGATACGACCACGTTTATAGTTAGAAATGTAAATTTGGGTGATCTCAATATTTCTATGGACTTGAGGAGGTGAGCTACCATTGCGAGTGGTGTAAGCAACAAGTCCACTGTTACGGATTTCAATTGCACCGAAGGTATAACCGAGATAGGGATTGTCTGGGTTTTCTTCAAGCAACTCCCCGCGAACGATAAAAGTGTCATCAAAATTGGGGAGAGATGTAAAGCCACCTGCGCCAGGATTCCACTTAAGATAATGAGGATCCATATCGTTGATAGTAAAAGCAAAACCTGCAATGGGAGTATTCGTGGCGGTATTAAGCCAAGTAGGAGCACACTCATCAAGAGGTGGTAATCCTCCGCCACCTGGCCGAGGAGCAACCACACCAAATGCTTCACCGTGATTATTTGCAAGCTGGAAAAGATTACGGTAATCCACAATGCGCTCCTTTGTTCCATCCAGGAACAAAGACCTCCCCTTTGTATAAGGGAGGATATCACGGACAAGAATACTTTGGGGTACATCGGAGAGAGCTCTTGTCTGGACTGTGACATCGAGGGGTTCAAAGCATTGGAAGCCATGATCAGGATCTTCCAAGGGAGAGATAGCAGCGGAGCGAACATTCACTACAACGCTGGGATCGGAATCTGCACCAAATTGATTAACTAAGGGAGTATATACAACGGCAATAATGCCGGGCCTATCTGTTAAATCTGTTGGGTCAGTGTCTCTTGGATCTTCAGACGTGTCTCGGAAGAATTTCGTTTGCCTAGCGTCTCCAATCTCAAAGGAGTATTCACCACTTCCGTCAAGGTTGATAATCGCCCAATTAATTTTCATAAGTTGGGAAGTATTGTAGGTTGTGACAGTCGCAGCGGGCATATTTCGAACAACGCCAACAAGAAGATTTCCACGAAGCATGGGAACAGCACTTAAAGAGAAGGTTAACCTAATGCGCCCGTTATAGCGCTTATGCAAGTAAGCCCAATTTTGGGCATAAGGATTAAGTAACCTAATTCCATAAGGGAATCTTAAAACTATCGTACCTTTTGGCGAGTTGCCTTGAATGGTTGTGGTAGAAAGGTCAAACTGCCTATATACAAGGTTCAGC